GTGGGGTTAAATACATAACAGGCGGAGTAACCTTACCTTCATAATGTCATCAGTTACAAACATAGCCAATACATTACCAAGGTCTGCTCCAGACCTAAAGTTATTGCTTTCTCAAGTAACAAGAGAGCTATCTGCTGGTTTGGCAGTTGCACAAACTGCTACTATAAATAAGTTTTATTCAGATACGCAAACTGCTGATGTTCAAATAAATATGTCCATGATTCTTCAGTATATTACTGATGACAATGGGAACAATCAGCCTGTTTTAGCTTCATATCCACCCTTTGCAGGAGTGCCAGTTATAACTTTAGGTGGTGGTGGAGGTGCAGTAACTTTTCCTATTACGGCTGGCGATCAATGCATGTTAGTGTTTATTGATCGTGATATTGATAATTGGTGGCTATCGGGAACGCAGGGATTACCGCCTAATACGACTAGATTACACAACTTTTCAGATGCAGTTGCTATAGTTGGTCTTAGAAGTAAAACCAAAAGCCTTTCTAGCTATTCTACGACAGATACTCAGCTTTATGGCCCTGCTGGTAATACTGGCCCTACTGTTTCATTAGATAGTTCCAAGGTAGGCATTTATAATGCCTCTACGAGCCTATTGACTGTAATGAATGATATTATTACTGCTCTAAGAGCATTAAATGGCAAAACTGGGCCAGATTGTACTACTCAGATAAATGCAGCTAATGATGCTATAACTTCCTTACTTAAATGAGTGCACCATCAATGATTTTCAGGGGTTTAACCCCGACAGGAGATTGGGTATTCGGTCAGGGAAATAGTAGCTATTTAACCAATAATGCTGCCATAGCTTTAAATATACAGACTGCTTTAAAATTATTTTTAAACGATGCTTTTTGGGCAGCTAATCAAGGAATTGATTGGATCAATCTATTAGGCAATTTAAACACGGAAAACGCTATTTTAACTCAAATTCGCAATACTATAGCTAATTGCTATGGGGTTGTTCAGATAACGAGCGTAAATGCAAATTTCAATCGTTCGCAACGATTGTTGACCGTAAGTTATAACATATCCACCATTTATTCTACAAATATCTCAAGTTCGACATCGCTATCCATTTAACGACGATGCCCAACTAATAGATTCTTATTCCCAATACTATTGATTCAAACGGCCTTCAGATCCAGACGATTTCGGAAATTATAAGCGAAATCGAGTACGGAACTTTCGATTATCCGGGCTATCTGACAATTTTTCCGGGAGCAAATGTTAATGCTAATTCTCCAGATTCAAATTTAATTAATATCTTCGCACAGGCTAAATTGGATATGCTTCAATTTGCCGAACAAGTTAATTCACAATTTGATCCTGATCAGGCAGTAGGTACGATTTTAGATGCTCGTTGTGCTATTAATGGCGTTGTTCGTTTAGCTGGTAGTTACACACAACAACAAATACAGATTACTGTTTCTGCTCAAGTTACTTTATACGGATTAAGCAGCACACCGACATCTCCTTTTACAGTAGCAGATGCTCAAGGTAATCAATATCAACTTTTATCTGATGTCACTATTACCAATAGTACTTATCCTTATACAGGTAGTTTTGCTTTTCAAGCAGCCTTAATAGGGCCAGTTCAATCTGCTGCAAATACTATAACAAATATAGTTACTGTTACTTCAAACGTAACTGCGGTTAATAATAGCTCTATTTATACTACATTAGGTCAAAACGAAGAAACCGATGCTGAATTAAGACTTCGTAGATCGTTATCTGTTTCATTACCATCTAAAGGCTATTTAGCAGGATTAGAAGGTGGTTTGCTTACAATTAATGGAGTAAGCTATGTTCAAGTTTTAGAAAATACCGGAAGCACAGTAAACACTCAAGGTGTAGCACCTCATGGAATTTGGGTAACTGTAGCCACAACGCAGGCGTTAACTAGCATTCAATCCAACAATGAAACATTAGCTTATAATATAGCTACTGTTATTTACAATAAACGCAATGCTGGTTGTGCACAAACTAATACAGGTACAGGTGCTACTGCTACGGCATCAGCTTCAGGATCTACAGTTACTATAACTATTGGATCTGGTGGTTCTGGTTATATTTATCCACCTTTAGTAGTATTAACTGGCGGTGGCGGTACATATACATCAGCTACGGCGACAGTTGTTTCAGGAGTAGTTACCGCAATCACAGTTTCAGGAGCTAGTGGATATACATCAAATCCTACAGTAAGCATTAATCCATATACAACAAAAGTTGATATTACGCAGTTAGATGGAAATATATTTCCCGTTTATTTTGATGCTCCTATAATTAAAAACATTTATTTTAAAGCACAAATAGATGCTTTAACTGGACTTGTTCCGACATTAAGTAATCTTGCTACAGAACTTGCTTCATTAACAAGTTACGGAATAGGCCAATCTGCTGCTGCAAGTTCTCTTACTCAAACATTACTAACATTAGCACCAAACTGTTATGTAAGTAATGCTTTTGTTTCTTTTGATAATACTACTTGGGTATCAATACTAAACGTATCATCACTTTTAGTATCAGGCGTTCCTATTGCTTATCAATTTAGCTTACCTGCTAGTAATATCACTCTAACAAGCTAATGTCACAAACTGCTCCAGTCTGGAATACATCGGGTGCTCCTACTACAGGGCAGACTCCTTCGACTAATTTGGTCGAATTAAGCAATTATTATGTAGAGCGATTAATTTATCAATATTCAGATCAAACTAATGCACAAAGATTAACTGCATTAATGGTTAAGCAGGCTTTAGCTGATGATATTTTTACTGCTATAGAATTGGCATATAATATTGATACTGCGGTTGGACCACAATTAGATGTTATTGGTAAATATATAGGTGTTCCTAGAAACATAAATCCAGTATCCCCATCTCCTTATTTCTTTGGATTTATGAATTATGCTGGCGGTGGAAATACCAATGGTTTCCGTAATTATGCTCAAAATACAAACATACAAGGCATATGGGAAACTTATGCTACATCAGTAGCTCCCAAAACCGACTTAAGTGATATACAATATAGATTAGTTATCCAGCTTCAGATTATTTTAAATTATTGCGATAATACATTAGCATCTATTGAGAATTATCTAAATCTTTTACTGCCCGGATTCGTTACTCTTACGGATAATCAAGATATGACATTAACTTATACGGTATCAAGTGATGTACCTATAGGATCAGCATTATTGACAGAATTTTTACCTTCACCTATGGGTGTTGGAGTAAATGTAATTATCATAAGCATAGGTAGTACTCGTGTATTAAGCGACGGAACTACGGGTAGAATAACAAGCACAGGTGGTATAAGAGTTACATCAGCAGGAACTTAAAATCATGGCTAACGAAAGAATTATACAAATTAACGGTGGTACGAGGTTAAACAACTTGCGTAGTACCAATGACGTAATGGAGCTAGATAACTCAAGCCTTGGTTCTGCACAGATATCTGCTGCTGCTATGGCAGGCGGTATAGTTCTTGCGTATGGTAAAACTTCATTAAATCCAGCCAATTTAGTTTCAGGATCTACTAGTATTTATACTGTTGGATATGGCACGTCTATTACACCAACGCCAACATATGTTAATGCTACAGTAATGTGCCAATCAACTAATCAAACAGTATTGATTGCAAATGTTGTATCAGATTCAATAACAGGATCAGGCTTTTCTGTTGCTTTAAGTGCCCCAATTTCAGACACCACTCACACATTAGTTTGGACTGCGTATGCTTAATATGAAATACATTAAATTATTACTTTTACCATTATTGGCTGGTTGTGCTTTAGCTCAAACAACACCAATCAATAATCCTTATTTAACGGGCACGGTAACATTTAGCACTACTCCTTCTGTTACTGGTAATATGACTTATATAGATGGCTCTAATCATTTGCAGCCTTTAACATTAGGTACTGGATTAACATTATCTGGTGGCGTTCTTACCGCAAACACAGGAAATGGTGGTGGTGGCAATGTATTTTCAACAATACAAGTTGGTACTGATGCAGCAACTAATGCGGTACCTATTAATTTTAGCCCAACCGTAACTCCTATTTCTAATGTTGGTAAAGGACTTAGATTGAGTCCTGTAATTAACAATACAGCAGCAGGCGATTCTCTTTATACAATAGCAGTTGGTGGCAACATACAATCTTCTGCTGCATATTCAGGTGTTAATTACATACATTTAGATTTGGGCACACCTACTGTATCTGGAGCTTTAACGTTAAATAGCTATACGGATTTATATATTTCTCAGGCTCCTTATGCCCCAACCAGATATGGCATTTATCAACAAGGTGCTAATGATAATAATTATTTTGCTGCTCCTTCTACCTTTAATTCTTCATTACAAGTGAATGGCTCAACAACATTGTCTGGAAGTACTGCAACAATGCCTAATAGTATCGTATTTACTTCATCTGCTCAAAACTTTCCTGATGGATCATCATTTGCTACAGGTGTAAGCCCGTTATTCACTTTTAATAGT